TCTCATTCGTGCTGCACTATCAGTACCAAGTTCCAAGTAGTTTGCTATCTCGCCGAAGTCTAGGTTCTCTGCGAAGCGTAGAAAGATTATTCTCCTATCATCTTTACTTAACTTCCAATAACCTGAGTCAATCTCTAACATCATAATAGTTAGGTTGCCACCCTCGGCGGGAGCAGACGGTCTACCAGTAAATCCAAGATTTAATTTATGTGTTACACCATACTCACCACGCAGTACAGGTGGCAGTAATGCTTCTACAATTTCAGAATCATAATAATGTATGTCACCTATGTCGTAGCCAACAGACTTAGCCTTCCATCTTTGACAATAATCCAATGCTTGATTACGCAAAGAACGATAGATTAAATTCTTTGCGTCCTTATCACCTATCGCTTCCCAATCCTTAAGTTTATTTGGGTGCTCTGCAAACCATTGATACAGCGATTGTCTTATGTCCTCTAACTCTACCATACTAAACTTCCTATGGTACTCTGAGGCAACCGCTGTTACAATGTAATCCCACCGCTCAATGCTATCCCAATCCATTTACTTCCATAACTTTCCATCGAATACGAATGACCCATCCATATTAACTGGAACAAGATGAGGTATAACTTTATTTCCATCTACATATAACACACCGAATCCTTTGTGCCAAGTAAATAATCCACCACGAATATACTTTGCAAACTTAAAGTCCATAAGACAACCGACTTCTAATCCCCAAATAGTTTTAGGGTGACCACCAAAATATGATTGTGTGTAATGTGTTAAGCCCATACGGTGCGTGTGTCCACACACTACACTCATACCTGCTCTCTTGGCTAGACCAAGTGCGGTAGCACCTGCGGTAGGTTGCACATTACCCTCATCACCGTGTAAAAGTAGCCAATTTGGGGCTAATTCATAGGGTTTTTCGTGGTATTTTATGCCTAGATTGTCCAGTTTTAGGAAGTTTTTTAACTCTAATTCAGGTAGACCAGCAAGTCCTGGTGCTCTCATCTTAATTGTATTAAACAATCTGTCTGTATGATTACTACGAATCATATGTTTAATCTTTAATGATTCAAGTACACGATAAGTTTCATCTCTGTCTCTACCAATAGACTTCTCGTGTTCAAGGTCAGTACCTTTACTCCACTTTGAGATAGTCTGCATATCCATTTCATCCCCGACTGACACAACTTCATCAGGCTTGTATGATTTAATGAAGCGAGCCAGTACAGATACTGCTTTCCTATCATGGTACGGTACCTGTAAATCAGATACGCAGACTATAATTTTCATTTATCCCATTGTCCTCTCAGTACTAGCAATCCTATGATTGCATAGTTTGCTATATCCTTGAAAGAATCTTCAAGAGACTCGTGCTCTGGCTGACTAGCACTACCATATAGGTTGTTAATCCTAGCCAACTTGTCGTGCATACGAACTCTTAATCCATTTAACGCACCGCCAGGTGCATCAGATATATTCTTTGGTCCGTAATCTTTATGCTTGGACAATAATAAATCTAATAGTTCTTGGAATGTTGTACCTACATTATGTTCAAATTCTTTATTCATTGCTGTTCCTTCCTAGGAAATGTTTAATCTCGTTGTCTATGTCCATCATCTGCGATTCAATTATCATCTCCTCTACTATATCTTTCATTGCTGCTGGGTGTGTCTCCGCCGTAAACAATGTCATATATGTAGACTGAGTTATGGTTTTTATTTGGTCAGGTTTATCTGCATATTTATACAGACACCTAAGCAAAGAGCCTATCATTAACCTTGCACCATTAGGTAAGATTAATGCTGGGTCAAACTCATCATCATCATCCTCTAGTAGATGGTCAGTTGCTTCGAATACATTATTGAAACGCTTGCCACATTCAGGACACGGCGGTATACTTCTATCCATTTAGTCCAGCCTTCTCTTTAATATAGTCAGCACCATACTTAACATATGCACTGTTTACATCTTCCCCGTCTGGCAACTGCACGACTGTGACTGGCAGTTCCCTCGCCAGGCTTGCTGCAAATTCTTTTCCTGGTTGGTCTCCATCTGCAAATACAAATACTCTTTCAAAGTCAGCGAGCAATCTCGTGTAGTGCTTCTTCCAACTATTAGCCCCAGGTACACCGATACAAGGGATGCCAATACAACTAGATAAAGTAATTGTGTCCAATTCACCTTCACACACTCCTATAAAATCGCCCGCTTTTTCTATGTCTAATACATTATACATCTTTGTTTCAGCACCAGTCATTCCCATGTACTTAGGTTCAATAGCAGGATGAAGAGCACGAAAACGAATATCGACAATGCCACTCTTGGTAATATACGGTATGGATAATCTTCCTTTGAATTGTTCGTGTCCAATTTCAGCCTCCCCTACTACGCCGAATCGTGCCAACCGTGCTGCTTCCATTGTTATACCCCTGCTTCTGAGGTAATCTTCTGCCTGATAAATGTTTGCCCCGTACTTCTGCGCTGCTTGTCCCAACAATTCCTTCTGCGATTGACTTTGCTTCACGTATATCTATCCCTTCTTGTTGTGCGATAATTTGTAACGAGTTACCTTGGACTCCACAGGCAAAGCATATGAATATGTTATCGTCGAGATTAGCGCTTCCTGATTGGTGAGTGTCAGAGTGGAAAGGGCACTTGATATTAACTTGCCCGTACTCTTGTCGTACACTCGCTCCATAGTGGATGAGTATTTTTCGTATGTCTGGTAAGTCATTTACCTGCCCTCTTCGTCCATTGTTCAAAGTCTTCCACCACCCAAGCCTTATCTATTCCTGCCTGTCTACGTTTAACTATTACAAATTTATATGGTACTTCTTTTAATCCTCTAGCCTTAGCATAATTCTCTGCCTCCACCTCAGCCTCACGCCAGAACTGTGGTAGGTCTAACTTCTTTGTTGCCTTAAGTTCTAATATGTTTGCTGCTCCATCTAGGAAAGCAACTACATCACCCTCATCTTTAGCACCAGCCTTGGTTAATCTTTCTGCTAGTATATCTTTAGACCTCAACCATTTAACAACACCAGTCTCAAAGGTAGCACCCTTGCGCTTTCCATAACTACTCATGGGTGAACCCACTTATAGGTATGCGCCATCCGTTAATGTATGAGTCATAGTACTCAGGCTTAATAAACTCTTCGGGATAAGCAACGCCAAATATTTCTACCTCAGAATAATATTCTGTATCTAAACATTTAGTGCCGATAATAACCTTACCTTTATCCTTTGCCCAAAATGGTATGCTGTCTTGGGTTCTAACAGACCTAACCTCTACGTTCTCTCCAACATCAGGCAGACTATGCCGCTTCTTATGTAGTGCATTGGGATAGTAAGGGACATTCCAAGACATATTATAATGCTTAGCAACAGCCCACTCACACACATTAGCACGTATGTTGGCGTTAATCTCAGGCTCTAACTTACCATCTGCCTTACCCTGTGCATAGTTAGGTTGGTCAGTAGAGCCAAACTTTGCCAGCCATCTTTCGACTGCAAGCAAAGTGCAGACCCTGACCTCATCTTTATTTAATTGTATTATCATTAATGATTCTCTGGTATGTCATCGACAAACATATACTCAGGATTAAATGCAATCCAAGTCATTAGTCCACCGCCTGCGTCTGCTCTTCCATATCTGTTCTTGACGGGAGCAACACCCATTGAAGTTCCGACAACACCAAGTGTACATATAAGCGCTGGAAGTTGTGCAACTTTACCTTGGATAGCAGAGCGTGGCTGACACGGTGTCCCAACAACAGCCTCACTAGTGTGATGAAGAACGACAACAGCCGAATTTGTAGCACGAGCAAGATATTTCAACTCCTTCATAATCGCTCTCATAGAGGCGAACTCTTCGCCACCATCGGTGGCTACATCCATTAAGTTATCTACTATGATTAGCGTAGGAGAACAGCCCCATAGTTCTTCAAAGGCTTGCACTTCTTCATCTATATCTTGTAGTGTTGGTGCTGATTCAAACGACCAGACTATATGGCTACTCTTGGATAGAGTAGCCTTAGTCCAACCAACATCAGAGTGTAGCATCCCCTCTACATCTGTTTGGTTTTTTCCAGAAATCATAGAGGCTAGTCGCATAGCCATAGTGTGGGCATTAGTATCTGCTGAGATGTAAAGTGTTGGCACCTTCATCTTTAATGCTAGTGCTAATGCAAGTGTTGATTTTCCGACACCTGGTGCTGCTGCGAACATAGAAACTTCGGAGCGACGGATGATAATCTTGTTTGATTCGAATGCCTTAAAGCAAGATGGTAATGGTTCCCCACCAATACTGGCACGACCAACTGACCTGACAAGTGTACGCATCCTGGTTCCTTTCTAGTTCCGAAAAAAGATTTATGCCAGTCTTTTAGTTTACTGGTTTGCATTGGTCTGGCGTTCCTTGCGGTGAAGGACAAGCCCAGAATGCATATGGTTTACCGCTTGCCTTGCTGATACCCTCTCGCCATATACGTGCCCCGTGTTTGCACACTGGCGCTGCTGTACCTGATACTACTGAGACTGGGGTTGGTGCGGAGTATTTCGAGGGCTTTGTGCTTGTAGTGGAACTCGTAGTCAAGGACGGGTTTAGAGCATACGAACCCACAATCTTCTGTTGGGTTGCAGCAATCTGTGGAGAGTAATCTCCTACGCCTTCTAACAATACTGACAATTCGTCAGCAGTATTAGCACGTATGTTTATCATATCACCTGATGGTGTCTTATAGGAAACTTGTAGTTTCCAGTCTTCATTTGCCATTATGTTTCTCATTTCTTCGAAGTGAACTGACAGTGTTCTGTAAGTCCACAACGATTGCAGTTGTTTGTATTAGGAATAAATATACCAGCCTTGCGTGCTTTATCGAAGGAGGAAACTAAGTAGTTAAGTTTCTCCTCAGTGTAACCGCTAAGGTCTATGAGTGCAGATGTACCTTCTTGCCTTGCCATCCAGTACGCACCGTACTTAATGTCTACACCTAGTACCTGCTTAAGTCCTAACTTGTAGAACCCAAGTTGCAAGGTACTAGTTGGGGTTTGTTGTGAAGTCTTGAGGTCAACCACGACCAACTCACCATCGACTTCAAACACTCTATCGAGAACCATCTTCACTGGTACGTCAGCAAAGACTGGAGTTAACCCCAACTCTACGGCAGGTGCGCCCTCAGGAGTAAACCAAATCTTCCAATTATGATTAGCCTTGCGCCAATCAATGTATGACTGAACCCATTCAGGTCCTGTCTGTTGCCAAAAATCTACGTTCTCTCTATTAGGAAATGCTTTAGATGTTCTACCACCAACACGAGCAAAGGTTAAGTCAACACCTTCTGATTCTTTTTCCCAAGCCTTATCCCATAAACTTTGAGCGGTGTTCACTTAGTGCCTCCTTAAGTGCTAACTTAGCACGAAGTAATCCGACAAGTTCGGTCTCGTCCATAGTCTTATCTATGAGTGAGTCGATGTAACCAATAGCAACGACCCAAGTTTCTTGTAGTCCATCGAGGTAACGTTCACGCATGATGGTGTTGTAAGTCTCCCACTGCATAGTGGTGATGCCACCCTCTTCATTAACAATGCTTATCATAAGTTCTCCAAGTCCCACATCTCAGTGGCTGTATGAAATGATGAGCCACCTACCGACCAAACGGATGGGGCTTCTGGTAAGTTAAGTAGTCTACCTAAGTAGTACTGGTACCCACAGTCTATGTAGGTAGTAAATGCTGAATAAGATATATGTTCAGGTAAGTTATATTCTCCGAGTTGTATAGTCATTAGAGTATTTTAACCTATACTATAGGATATGTAGGGAACGGTACGTTCCCGCATAAAATATATCTATGTATATAATATATATATAATATATAAGACCCCTTTGGGGTCTATAATATAT